GATGATACCTTTTTTTGGATTGAAATTAGCTTGAGAAATCTCTGTGATCTCAGTTAGGTTACCTTCTTCATCGGTATTGAATAATTCAATAAGCTTTGTACCTTCAAACTTGCTTTCTAAAACTAATTTAATGAAATCTTGAAACCAAAGTGTTTTGAAAAGATTTTCTGCATCCTCGTTCCGTTCTTTGGATGTTTTATGAACTAATTTGAAAGGCGATTGCTGTGTTTTAGAGATACGTGTGTCCAGGACAGAACCCAAATGATTATCAAGCTTCATATTATCATATAAAGCTTTCAAATTTTGTTTGTCCGGATTGTCCGGGTCTGTTGCCAGCATTATAGCTGTTTTCCAGGAACCAAGGTCTTCAGCTCGCATCATCGTTGCCTGATGATTGATTACGCTGGATGGCATATTGGTATTAGGACGTTTTCCGGCAGCAATAATTTGATTGATATCTGTATAGGATGCATTGCCCAGAAAGAAAGCTTCAGCAACTCTGTAGATTTTATTCGTTTTTAAACGTTGTTTAAATGGCGTTTTCATTAGATGTAAAAGTCTTCGTTTTTAAGGTTTCCGTACAACATTTTAGAAGCTGAACTTCCGGGCGAATTTGGGTCGGTTTGTTTTGGTGGCAGATCATCAAATTTGATAATTCCACGGTGCATTTTGTCTAGTTCCTTTTCCGCCCACTCCAAATCCTTGTCTGTATCAGAAGAAACTTTCCTGGCGGCATTTCTTTTCTTGATATCATAGCCTACCATTTTGGTAAGAATCTTTATCAGGTGTGGATGTCTGATAGGTTCTGTTTCTTAAAATATGGCTGCTACATCATAGTATTTTGAAATCATCACTTTGACTTCAGATATACGATGGCTTTCCAGTTCGTCTTTTGCTTCTTGAAAGTCTGCAATGCTTTCATTGATTAGGCGTTCCTGTGTGTAGGAATTCAAATCCTTTTCCTGTAGGTAAATCATATTCTTTCGTTTTTAGGCTTCATTTTTCCTAACATATTTTTAGCTTTAGTTTTCGGCTTGTATTTTTCTAATTCCTTAATTCCAAATTCGTGAGCATCTGGCCAGTCATCATTAACATCATATCCCGGTTCAATTCCTTTTAGCTGCGCTGTTCCTACCTGCATATCGTTTGACCCTTTCAATTCTTTATTGTAAAAGACTCTATTGTTTTCGTAGTAAGGAACCATAGACATTATTCTTGCTTCCTTATTGGTCTTGTTGGTCTTTTTTGCAAGTCTTAATTTTACTCCAGTTTCTTCTTCTACTTCTTCAATATTCCGTTGTAACTCATCATTCCAGAATTGGGCTTCATATTGCCAAATAACTTTGATTTTTGATGGCAGGTTTTTATCGAAGAAACTCATCCATTGTAAAGCAGGAGCCATCTTTGTTTGTTTGCAAAAGCAGTCAATCACATAGAATCTTTTGTTAACCACACCTTGTACAACTACAGCATTATAATCGCTATCGTCATTACCTGCATACGCTACATCCCAATGTCCTATAATTGCATCAAATTCGGATAATGCTGGAATTTCAATCCAATTGAAATATTTGTCTTTAAAATATTTACCTTCTACGTGTGGTTTATTATTGTATTCGGCATTTCCTGCCAGTGTTCCAATTCCTTCGAACGGGTCTTCAATTAAAATTCTGAAATAATCATCTGAATATTTCTGATACCAAGTAGGTTTGTATGTGACAGGGTCATAAGCATTAACTTCGTGAACAATCCATTTGGGGTGCTTTTCCTGAAGTTTAGTCTGAATCATTACCGGCGCAAATCTGTTGTTTGCTTGCCACCATCTACGATAATCCCCGTCCATTGTAGGAATCAAGTCAGATTCTATCCATTTAACTATTTCATTTTGTCGCTTAGGGTTTTTAATTAGTTGTTTGTCTTCAATATCGTCACAAACAATCATTGTAGGACGTAAATTTTTCACTCTCAAACCTCTTACAGATTGACCCATCCCTAAAGCCTGACCTATGAAATTCCCTTTTGTGATAAATTTTTTACTTTCCCAGCTTCCTATTTGTTGTTGTTCACCAAAATCTGAAATTATTCTTGGGTTTGCTTCGAATTCAGCTCGAATATCATCAAGCAACTGTTTTGCTTTTTCAAAACTATTTCCGATAATTACTAAATAGACAGGTTCTCCACATAACCATCTCCAAAATGGAATTATAATATTCCTCCAAACGGACTTAGCTAATGCTCGACCCCATTGACAAAAACCTTTAAAAGTTTTATGATTTGCAATTAGTTCGGCAAACTCAATTTGAAAATCAGCACAAGCAGCCGTTGCATAATGTGGGAAATAATATTCCACCATTCCACGAATGTCAGTACGATAGCTTTTTATTCTAGCCTCCTTTTCTTTTTTGGTTTCATAAAGATTAGGTGAACCAGCTGAACGGGCAAATTCCAGTTTTTTCAGATACGCCTCTAAAGCTTCCTTATCCTGCCTTTTCATATGTTGGTATAATATTATTTTTTAAATTGATTTTAAAAGAGTTTAAACGGCTTTTAAACGTTATTTGTAGATTGTGGATGCTTGCAAAATGTGTTCGTGTTGAAAATCTAAAGTTTTCATATATGTTTTTTCATCAAATTGGCGGAGGTCTGAAAAAATCAACTCCATTATTTCAATGTACTTTGTAAGTGTGATTTTATTTTCGTTATGGAAGCTTGAAAGGGTTTTGTTCCACATAGCAATACCTTGGTCGATAAAAACAGTTTGACGTTTTAAATCTTTCATTTCTGACTTCAACTCAGAAACTTCTTCTTTCATTGGATCGGTTACTGACTTGTTTGGAATTTCTCTAATGTCAGTTTCTATCTTTTTTATCTTTTCAGGAATGTCTTTAATTTCCTGCATTATTTGAAGACGTTCAACAGCTAAGTCATCAATAACCTGTTGAATCCTGTCGAGTCTTTCACCGGATTGGTTTATTTGTGCATCTCTGATTCCTTTCCAGTTTTCATTTTTGATCCAGTCTCCAACTGTATTAGGGCGTATCTTAAGCTTAACAGAAATTTCTTTTGCTGTTAAATGTTCTTTGGTGAATAAAATAAAAGCTGTGTCTTTCTGTGGATTTTTTGCCATTTACAAACATTTAATGAAGCAAAATTGCATTCAATAAAATGTCTCATAAAATCAAAAATCCAAATCAGACAAAGAATCGAACTAATTCAGTTTGATATGGATACTGATTCGGAATACTGATTTTTCAGATAAAAAAAACAGTGGAAAATTTGTCGAGTAATTCAGATAAATGAAAGGCAAATTCAACATCGAAGCTAACACTTCAAACAATACTTTAAAGTTTAACATCACCGGACGCATTTGGTTTGGCGAAATGGCTAATGCATTAAGAACATTGGTAGATGATGCTTTGTCTAAAGGTGTTACTTCTTCCGAGTTGCTTCTTACAACGCCGGGCGGTAATGTTTATGAAGCTATTGATGTTGTTTCTGAACTTAAAAGACTTCCAAATCTAAAAATTATCACAGGCTCTATTGTAGCATCTGCTGGAACTAGAATCCTTTCAGAATTTGAAAATGTAGAAGCCAATAAAGCTACTCAATTTATGATTCACAAACCGATGGTTTCATTGGATGGTAACGAAGATGAGATCGAAGCGGAATTGGCAAATCTTAAAAACATCACTTCTGATTACAGAAAGGCTTACGC